ATCAAGGGTGATGATGGGTTTTATCCCAGTGGTTATTGCCATTACCCCATTGCTGATTTTACTGATGAGGTTTACTTCAAACAGCTTACCGCTGAAGAAAAAGAGCTTAAGCGCCATAACCGTAAAGTAAGGTTAGTGTGGATTGATCGAGGCCGCCGCAATGAGCCATGGGATTGCGCGGTGGGTAGTTTTACAGCCCTCGAACTCAGCATTCAACACTTTGGTTTAAATCTTAATGCCAAAGCATTAGAGCGGGATAAAGAAAAGCCGGCACTCACTAAATCCTCTAATCCGTATGGCAAACTCGGCCAAAGGAACAACACATAATGAGCCTGACTAATTCACAATTACTTGCACAAGCACAAGCCGCTAAACACGCTCTTTTAACTGGAACTAAGGTGGTTAGTGTTACTCGCGGCGATAAAAACGTCCAATTTCAGCAAACTAATATGGCTGAGCTTGAGCGCTATATTCAGCAATTAAGCGGTGGACGTTCAGCTATACGGATTAATCTATGAGCATAGTTGATATGAACGGTAAGCCATTCGCTATGGCTGCCAGCGCAAGCGCTAATAACCAATCCACCGCTACCACAATGCTGTTTGGTAATGGTCCTTTGTCGATTGACAGGCTATTACAGCCATTAGCAGCTAATACCCATGCCAGGGGTGACAAGTTAGTTACTGGCCATGCCTATGCGCGTGGTGGTATGCAATTGCATGTTGATTATATCGTTGGCAGCCACTGGCGCTTACAGCTTAAACCTGATTGGGCCTTATTAGGTGTTGATCCGCAGGTCGGGCGCCAATGGGCAAAGGATATTGAGCGCCGTTTTCATGATTATGCTGATGATGATCGTGGCTTTATTGATGCAGAAGGTAAACGCACATTAACGATGATGATGCGTGAACTGGTATTAACACACACTCGCCGCAATGAAGGATTTATGCAAAGTACCTGGTTTAGTCAACAAGGTACTAAAAACAAGACTTCATTTAAGTTAATTAGTCCTGATCGCATTTCAAACCCGCATGGCAAATCAAATACCGATACCTGCAAATATGGGGTAAAACTGGGCGATTATGGTCGGGTAATGGGTTACTGGGCTAGAGAGCGCCACCCAAGCGAGCCCGGCGGACATTCATGGCGTTATATCGAGCAATACCTACCTTGGGGCCGTCGCCAAATGTTGCACTTATTTGAGCCGTGGGAAGATGGCCAAACTAGAGCCATTTCAGATTTGATTTCATCATTAAGGCGCATTGAGCTATTGGATAAATTCCAAGATGCCACGCTGCAAAATGCCATTATCAATGCGTTTTTTGCCGCCACAATTGAGTCAGAAATGGACTCAGAAATTATGCGCGCGGCGGTGTTAGGTACTGGTAATGGTGATAGCAGTGTTGATCCATTAGCCAACTATTTAGGCAATACCCAGGCTTACCACGATGGCGCTGATATTCGCCTTAATGGTATGCGCGTACCGCACTTATTGCCGAATGAAAAACTGAATCTACATCGTTCTAGTGCGCCTGGCGGTATGGCTGAGTATGAATCAAGTATTTTACGTTACTTAGCCAGTAATTTAGGCGTTTCTTATGAAATGTTAAGCCGTGACTACAGTAAAACAAATTACTCAAGCGCAAGGGCTGGTATCGCCCAGTCATTTGTCTTTTTCTCAGGCCGCCGCGCTTTAGTTCCCGCGCGGGCCAGTAAGATGATGCTCACTAATTGGCTTGAAGAGGAAATAAACGCAGGTCGGGTTAAATTGCCGCCAGGCATTAATAATTTTTATGCCTGTCAAAATGCGTTAACGCGCGGCAAATGGTTGGGTACGGGTAAGCCAAACATTGATGGCTTGAAAGAAATGAAGGAAGCCAGGGAAAAGCTAGAGCTTGGGTTAACAACGCTTGAGGATGAAATGGCGGCCCTTAGCAAAGATTATGATGAAGTTGTTGAGCAGCAAGATATTGAAGATTTTGACATGAAGGCGCGAGGTAGAACGGCGCCATGGAACACTAGCAAAGGCAAAGTTACTACTGAAGCGCCCGGAGTAAATACCCATGAGTAAGACCCGAATTAGTTTGCACTTGGCCAGCCGTTTACTTAATACGCCTTTAATGGTGCAAGCGAGTTATTTATCCACTGTGATCGGCTCACTGCAAGGGCGTGGCATGCCTGTCGCTAGCTTACAAGATGGTGATGTGTCACTGGATGGTCAGCAGTTGTTAGAAATGGCAGAAAGCTATAGCAATCCACGCGGTACTAATATGCCTTATCAAATTAAAGGCGGTGTGGCGTATATCCCATTAAGCGGATCATTAGTTCATAAGCTAGGTACGCTGAAGCCATATTCCGGCATGACTGGTTATGATGGCATTCGGGCAAATATCGATTTAGCGCTTGCCGACCCTAATGTTAAAGCTATTGGGTTGGACACTGACAGCTCAGGCGGTGAGGTAAGCGGATGCTTTGCACTATGCGATTATATTTATGCCCATGTGCGCGGTAAAAAGCCGATTTGGGCCATTGTTAACGAGTTAGCCTGTAGCGCCTGCTATGCGATAGCCGCCAGTTGTGATCGCGTGATTGTGACTGAAACAGCAATTGCTGGCAGCGTTGGGGTTATCTGTGCTCATACCGATATGTCAAAAGCGATTGAAGATGCAGGTTTTAAAATCACGCTTTTTTATGCCGGAGATAAAAAAGCTGATGGCAATCCATACAATGCACTTAGCACTGAACTTTCAGCCGAAATTCAAGATGAAATGGCTGAATTACACCAATTCTTTTCTAATAAAGTTGCCACATGGCGCGGTATCGATGTGCAAAGTGTTTTAAGCACTCAAAGCGCCACGTTTAGAGGTCAGGCAATTGTCGATATTGGTTTTGCTGATGCGCTTATGAGTGCTGATGAATTTCATTTAGAGTTAATTAATCATGCTGCCAAGTCCGGCACACAAAAACCGTTAGGAGCGTTGAAGATGAGTGATGAAGAAAAAGCCGCCGCAGCCGCCGAAGCCGCAGAACTTGCCGCAAAAGCTAATGCTGATGTTGCCACTGCTGTAAAAGCTGAAAATGAGCGCGTTTTATCAATATTGGGTTGTGATGAAGCTAAGAGCCGCCCAAAACTGGCGCATGCACTTGCTGCTATGCCAAGCATGACGCTTGAACAGGCTAAGGGTACTTTATCCGTTGCTGGTGAAGAAAAGCTTACGGATGGTGGTCAGTTAGAAGAACTGATGCAAGAACACAGTCAAAAGCCATTGGGCGATGATGAAAACACGCCTGAAAAAAATGATTTGCAAGCTGCAAATAGCCTACTTGATCGTGCTTTTGGGCCAAAGAAAAAGTAACAGCTATTAATTAACGTTTTGCATTTTTAACTTACGTTTTATCGGGGATGACACTATGTATAATCCAGCAGGATCAAGTGTGGTTAATCACACATTATCGCAACTTTTTTTAGGTACCTATACCACTGGCACCTTACATTTTGCCGCCGGACAAACAATTTCGGCACATACACCTATTGCAATTAAAACCGCTGATAAACTGGCATACAAACATGATCCAGCGGCTGCCGACGGTACACAAAATGCCATCGGTATCAATGTGCATGATGTTGATACGACAGATGGCTCCGCTTACCAGCCTATTTATGATGGCGGTAAGTTTAATGCTGAAGCAATTAACTGGCATGTCAGTTTAGATACATTAGATAAGCAAAAAGCAGCCTTTGTTGGTAAAGGTATCAATATCAGCTTGCCAGTTTAACCCGCTTTATCCTGTTTAATTCATCCTTTAATAAACACCAAAACCGCCAATAGGCGGTTTTTTTGTGGAGAAAATGTATATGGCCCTTACAACCGCTACCCTGATTGGTTTGCAAACTACACGTAAAAAATTTATGCCTGTATTTGCGAGCCTATTTTTCAGTAAACGCATGTTTTTTAAGTCAGCTAAAATTGACTTAGATAAAGTGACTCGTAAAAACAAACGTGCACCGTTTGTCAGCCCAATTATCCAAGGTGTTGCGCGCCGCCGCGAAGGCAGTTCTACGCAATCGGTTTTTCCTGCGTATTTAAAGCCGCTGGATGCTTTGGTTCCTAGTGATTTACAAAGCCGCTTACCTGGTGAAGGGTATGATACCCCACTCACGCCAGAAGAGCGCCGTGATGCCATTATGGGCAATATGGCCATTGAACAAGACTATGAAATAACCATTGCCGAAGAGTGGATGTGTTGTCAGTTAGTTAAGTTTGGCAAAGTCGTTATTGAGTCTGAGTTTTACCCTAAATCTGAAATCGATTTTGGGCGCAATCCTAATAACACCATTAAGCTAGTCGGTGCCGCAAAGTGGGATCAACTTAATAAAGAAACCTATGCCTTAGATTCTGATCTAACGGCGTATATGGCTAATGCTCGCAATCCAGTGACTGCGTTTTACATGAACTCACATACCTATGCCCAGTTCTGTGAGTTTAAATGTATCAAAGATAAATTGGAGACCCGCCGAGGCAGTGACAGCCGTCTTGAAACGGCGGCCTTTAATGGCCAGTTATTTGTCAAAATGGGCGATTATGGCGCGATTGAAATTTGGGTTTATACCGGAACCTTTGATAATGATGATGGTGTTGAAGAGAAATTTGTTCTCGATGGCGAAATCATCATGGGCGGTGCCAGTGCCGAAGGTACTATGTGCTATGGCATGATCCATGACCCAAAAGCGAATTATGATTCGTTTGAGCGCTTCCCCAAAGAGTTTACTAAAGATGATCCAGCGGGTGAGTTTATAATGACGCAATCAGCGCCATTGCCTGTGCCGGATCATCCCGATGATTTTGTGTACTTAAAAGCGTACTAATCCAAACAAACCCTTTTATTTAACATTAATAAGGCCGCGATAGCGGCCTTTTTTATGAGACAAATAACATGACAGTTACCGCAATTGATTTACTGATTCAGTTACTTGGTGGTGAAATTCCAACAGGCAACAAAGAAGTAAAAGAAGCCTATGCTACGAATCTCGCCTTAGAATATTTGCATGAAAACAATATTGAACTTTCTGAACTTGATGGCAAAACATTAGATCAATTAGCTGAAATGGTTGATAAGATTTTGCCTGGTGATGATCTCACTAATCAGCAATCAAATGGTAAACAAAACCTTAATGAAGGTTCAACCAAGCCACAAGATAAAATCCTGGTCACGGTCGAATTGCCCCATGCCGTAACCATTCTCGTTGATACTAAACCTCTTCATTTGAAAGCCGGGACTCAGCAAGTTAGCGCTGATGTTGCGGATGATCTTGTTGAAGAGGGGATCATAAAAAACAAGGTCTAATATGACGGCGTTTGATGCGTTTGATGCGTTACTTGATAGCGCCCAGGTCGATGCTTTTGGGCAAACTATCACTATTGATGGCGTTGATGTTAGCGCCATTGAGGACACGATAACGACTTACCTTGGTGATCAGGCTTCAGATGTTAATGTTTGGCAGGTTGCCACGGCATTGCTGCCTAATCAGTTTAAGCGTGGTTATCTGGTATTGATTAACGGTGTTGAACATCGAGTGGGGAAAATTCACCCTAAAGATGGCAGTAATACGCCGTTTGAATTGGAGAACAGATCATGATTGTTGAAGTACGTAGCCCGTTTAAATCACCAACATTAGGTGAGATTCCATCCAATGTTAATGGTAAGCCTTGTATTGTTGATTTACCTGATGCCGAGGCCCGTAGTGCCATTAATTGTTATAAGGCTAAGTTAACTCGTGGTGAGAAGGTTAACTTCACGCCTGAAGTCGATAAGCCAAAGGCCAAATAGTATGCGTAAGTTAAGTTGGTATGAGGTTGATTTTGTACCTGAAATGAATCGAGCGATTACTAACTTAACTCGCCTTGGCTCAATATTATTACCAAGGGCAGCCGCCGCCAGTACCAATAAAATGGCTAGGGCCATTAATACCGCCACGATAAAAAATGCCGCTAATCAGCTTAAAATCCCTGTATCGGTACTCAAGTATCACGATCCAAAAGGGAAAGCGGGCCAGAAAAAGCCCCGTTTTAGAATGCGCCTCGCCAGCCAAAAACGGCTAGAGGCTCAAATAAAAATGGGCCGCACTGCGATCCCAGTAGTTAGATTGATTCGTAAGCCTGAAAGCCAAGATACTCGTTTGCCACGTATGCGTAAGCGCAAAACGATTAAGGCGGGCAATCATGTTTTCAGTGGTGCCTTTGTGGCCGCAGGTGTTACCAAACACGCTAAAGGGGTGCTTAAGGGCCGTTACCAGGTCATGCGCCGAACTGGATCTAGCCGTTACCCTCTTGAAGTCATTAAGCTCGAAACAAAATCAGCCATTACCCGCCATGCAATAAGAGAAACCAGATCACAGCTTAGAAATAATGCGGGCAATTTTTTAGCCGCAGAACTATTGCGCCAGGCAAAAATAGGATTGCTTAAAAAATGAGTTATAACCCTTTTGATCATACTAATGCTGCCCGTTTAGAGGCGGTTAACTTACTTACTGATGCATTTGCTGAAAAGGCTTTTACCGATAGTGTTTTACCAGGACGCACTAATGTAAATCCCGATGAGTTACCCGCCTCACTTATCTATTTATCTGATCCACTGATTATCCGTAAACCTGATGAAGATGAAAACGAAACTCAGTATTTATTGCAGATTATTAGCTGTGTAAAAGGAGATCATTATCACCCTGAAGAGCTACTTGATAAGCGTGGGAAAGTAATTTGGGACACGTTCAATAATAAGAAAATTGAGCACGTAAAAAACAAGATTCTAGGTGTTAGTTTTGAGTATGAAACCGATACTGAATCAAATTTATGTTCGTTAACTATTACATTCAAAATAACCCTGCAATGAGGAATTTTATATGATCGGTTCAGGCACTAAATTTTTCCGTTCTAATGACGGAGTAACCTATACCCGTATTGCAAAACTTTTAGATATTACCCCAGCGGAACAAACCCGCTCTAGCTCAGAAAAAAGCTATTTAGATAGTGACGATTCATTTAAGCGCTTTGAGCCAGGTACAACTGATCCTGGTGAGCTTTCAGCTATTCTTGAGTTTGATTCTAAGGATACTGGCCAACAGGCGCTGAAGGATGACAAACAGACTAAGAGCAACTTTTTTTACAAGATTGAATATCCTGATGGCTCTTATGACTCTTTTGAAGCCCACATTACCGGATGGGGTAAATCAGTCACAAAAGAGGAAACCATTCAGAGAACAGTGAAATTTAAACTGTCTGGTGAATACCTCGAAACCCCTGCTGTATAGGTGCATGAATGAATATTTTTCCCCTTGAATCACGTAAACAGATCCCCGTTCCCTGTATGGGTAAAGAGTTTACGATTTATGAACCGTCAGCTATTGACCGCTGTGAGTATTTCAGGATTGGCTCTGAGGGTTTGGCTAGTATGAAGTCAGCCGCTATTGATGAGGATATTGATGATCCACAGGAATTAGGCCGATATTATGCCCAAACATGGGTGCTTTCAAAAAATAACCGTAAGCAGACCGCTTTTTTAGTGGCCATCTGTTTAAAGCCTGGCATTGAAGTAGAATTTGATAAGCTGCTTTATCAAGTTGAGCAATTGCCAGACGGTGATCTAAACACGCTTGCTCAGGCTGCGTTTAAGGTCTCAGGAATGGATGACAAAGTTGAACAAGGGGGAAACCCCTAGGGCTGGCAGGTTATAGCTTTGGGTACCAACTTGCCGAGCGCATGGGCAGGTTAGACGTAAAGCAGATGTTATCAGAAATGACTTGCAGTGATTTAGATGGTTGGTACCAGGCTATTACTAATCGGCCTTGGTACCAAGACCCACAGCGTTACTATGGCAATTACCAACTCAGCATGTTTCATAACGCGCACAGCAAGAATCCTGTCAGCCCTGAAATTTTCGATATTTACCACTGCGAAAAACCCGTTGAAGAAAAAGACTGGCGATTAATGAAAGCGTCAATGTCTGGCATGTCCGGCGTGGTAAGAAAAGGATAATCCATGAGTCAAGAAATTGGTCAGTTTATTATTAAACTGGGTGCTGAAAATGCTCAGTTTATTAGTGAAATGGAAGCGGCAAAAAAACGGGTTAGAGACTATGGCAAAGATGCGAAGCAAGCCGCCGATGTTAATGCTCGTATGGCTAAAGGCTTTCAAGAGTCCGCGAACAATACGGCTATTTTTTTAGGCCCACTTAATGCCGTTTCTGGCCATTTG